ACAAATACTAATTCAACATTCTATCCAACGTTCATTTTAACTTCAGGAACAGGGCAAACTGTATACGCAGATATAACAACTGGACCTTTAAGTTATAATCCATCTACTTCAACATTATCAGCAACTACCTTTAGTGGAGCATTATCAGGAAACGCAACTACAGCAACAAATGCGACTAATGTTGGAGTAGCAAATAGTAATGACGCAACTACAATGTATCCAGTATTTAGTGCTGGAACTGGAAATCAACCTTTATTGGCGGATACTACAACTGGACCTTTTAGTTATCTTCCCAGTACTGGTGTATTATCATTAACTCAATTGAAATATCCAACTGGAACAGCTGGTCAAGTTTTAACAAGTGATGGAACTGGATTGTTAAGTTTAGCAACGCCAGCACTAACTGTTGTTCAAGGAACTTTTTATGTGGCTACTGATTCACAATTAAATTTAAGTCTCAATGGTTTTACAATACTAGCAATAATGTCTATTACTCCGGGAACTTGGCTTATTCAAGCAACTTGTGAACCAAGTGCTAGTGCAAACATTATTACTAATTCTATATGTAGCGGTTATTTATCGACAGGGCCTGTTGTTGATAATTTCTACAATTACTCTACTATAACTAATTCAGGAGGGACATCAAATGGAGTTACATATCGAATAGGCTTTCCATCATTAAATTATATCTTTACAACAGCTTCAACTACACAAATCATATTTTATTATTATGTATATGCTCTGTATAGTGGTGATACTGCTCCTACATATACTCAAACATCCAATAAAACATTTAACGCCATAAAATTATACTAAGAATCTTAGTTATTCTATTTACAATTTTTTAGAGAATTATTACTTTAGCTGTTAGTATTTTAGGTATTGTGTATAGATTTAAAATAAAAAGTAATGTTGGATTATGATGTGGTTTTATACATACTGATAGAAACAGAAATTAAGAAAAAAAACAATTTGGCAAAGCAGGAACGATACTTATCATAAGAACCTTATAACAAAAGGTAAATCTACTTATAAAAACGATAGTGAAAGAATGTAAATAACATTTTAACAATAAAAATTGTTAAGATGTTCAAATGATATGAAAGTTATAATTAAACATATTTAGGATACAATATCAAATTATATATATTTTTATAAGATTATTAAAATACATGATTCAAATAGATTTATTTTAATAAATAATAATTTATATAATTTTATAAAAAGTATATATATTATGGCATTTACAAGATTTCATGATGATCCAGCAAGAATAACAATACAGCTTCAACAGCAAACGGATCAAGAAAGATGGTATTTAGATGTTCCAGGAACAGGCGATAAGCCGTGTTTTGCTTTAGATCCTCAAATTATTCCGCAAAAATGGGGTGGAAATTTATGGACACATTCAATAGATATTCAAAGTTCTCTTTTAGGAATAGATAGACAATTAAATAGAGATTGTTTAGAACAAGAAAAATATAAACGACAGTCTGTATATGCTTCTCCAATAGATTATCCAATATGTGATAATTTTTTAACAACAGAACAAAGTAGAGTAATTATGCCAGCGTGGACAGCAAAAGATTTACCACAAAATCATGCTTATATATTGCCGCATAATCCACAGGCAAATACAGAAATACCTTTTTCAAATTTTAAAAGCACAAGAATAATGGAAAAGGATAATTTTGTTAGAGAATTTGATTGTCTTACACAAAATGATCAATTTTATACAGTTCCAGCAAATAATTATAATACACAATATAAGGCGCAAAATAATATAGCGGGTCCAAATATGTGTAAAAATAATTGTGTAAAACAAACCTTGTAAATAAAATAATTAAATTAATGTTTATAAACTTTTTTTAAAAACATTAATATATATATTATATAATATGGAGTTAGCAATCCCATTAGTCGCATTAGGAGGAATGTATGTTATTTCAAATCAAAAAACAAATAAAGAAGGACTAACAAAAAAGTCAAATATGAAAGATGGATTTAATAATATGGGTATTAGAACAAATTTACAAGAAAAAACACCCGAATCAATATTTAGCAATTACTTACCAAATACCAATGTTGCTCCTCAAAATTATCCGATAATGAATAATAAGGAATTAATTGACAACGTTCAAGAATATCCGAATCCAAACGCAGCAACAGATAAGTATTTTAATCAAAATAGATATCAAGAAAAAGAACGCGATGGTGTTCCAATTAGCAATACAATCCAACAATTTTACTCATTAACTGGTGATTATATGTCATCAACTGAATTTAAACATAATAATATGGTACCATTTAATGGTGGTAAACCACACGGTCAATTATACAATAGCAATAATGCTGAAACAATTTTAGATAATTATGTGGGAGGTGGTTCTCAAGTTATAAAAAAAATAGAACAAGCTCCATTATTTAAGCCACAAGATAATGTTCAATGGACATATGGTATGCCTACTATGAGTGATTTTTACCAATCAAGACAAAATCCAGTTAATAAGAATAATATGGTGAAACCATTTGAATCAATACATGTGGGTCCAGGTTTAGATAAAGGTTATGGTAGTGAAGGTAGTCATGGTTTTAATGCTGGAATGGAAGCGCGTGACAAATGGTTGCCAAAAACAGTAGATGAGCTTCGTGTATCTACAAATCCAAAACAAGAATATAATTTAGAAGGGTTACAAGGTCCAGCACAGAGTCAAATAAAGAATATTGGTATTGAAGGTAAAATAGAGAAATACCGTCCAGATACATTTTTTATTAATACACAAGATCGTTGGTTAACAACTACTGGTGCTGAAAAAGCTGGACAGCTAATACCAGATTATATAGTAAAACCATCAGTAAGAAATGAAACAACTCAGTTTCAACATGGAACGCCAAATGCGATTCTAAAAACTGCTAGTTATGTTCCAACAAAACACGAGCAATCAAAGCGAAATCAATTAGAAGGATTTGATGTTGGTTGTTCTAAAGCAACAACAATTGCTCCATTACATGATGATAAAGATAATCATCATAAAAGTCATACAAATTATACTAATAATAGAGCGTTAAATCAACAACCCCAAACATTTGGTTCTGGATTTGCTAGTGCTATTGGTGCCGCAATTGCTCCAATAATGGATATATTAAAACCATCCAGAAAAGAAGAATATAGTAATAATATACGTGTTTTTGGAAATGGTGTTGGTGAAGTTCCTAAAAATTACGTATTAACACCTGGTGATGTTCCTGATGTAACAGTAAAAGAAACAACAATATTTAGACCACACGGTTATGTTGGAAATCAGACAGAAAATGCGGCATATTTAGTAAATGAACAGCAACCAATTGCAAATCAACGTGATACAGTAAATCACGATAGTTTTATGGGTATGTCATCAAAATATGGAAATAAACAATATGATTATGTTTATAGACAAACTAACAATGAAGCAAAGGAGAAAACTATTGCGGGTCGTATGAATCAAGGAAATGCGAAACAGTTTAATTCAAATGTGAATGTGACGATGTCAAAGTTGGATTCAGACAGAGACAATAATAGATTATGGGCGCCTCAGTCAGTTATTCCAAATGGTCCATCTGTTCAAACATATGGAAAAATTGCTCAAGTACCACAATATTATGACAACTGTCAAGGTTGTGAGCGTATATCAGGCGATTTATTACAAGCGTTTAAAAATAACCCTTATACTCATAGTTTAACAAATGCGGTTTAAAATAATAAATGCGTAATATTAATATATAAAAACACTATTTTAATATTACTAATAAAATGACATTAAATATACATAAAGAAATAAAAGAAAAGTTGGAATACTTTTATAATAATCATAAAATACCGAATATAATTTTTAATGGTCCGAGTGGTTCAGGTAAAAGCACAATAGTGAATGAATTTATAAATATGATATATGAAAATAATAAAGAAAAGATAAAAGATTTTGTGATGTATGTAAATTGTGCTCATGAAAAGGTATAAAATTTATAAGAGAAGAGTTAAAATTTTTTGCGAAGACACATATAAATTCAAATGGGGGTGATACATTTAAAAGTATAGTATTATTGAATGGTGATAAACTAACAATGGACGCGCAATCAGCATTACGACGATGTATAGAATTATTTAGTCATAATACACGTTTTTTTATAATAGTGGAAGATAAATATAAATTATTGAGACCAATATTGTCGCGTTTTTGTGAAATATATATATCA